CTACATGGTAAGATATTTGATATGATGGGGTTATCTAAAACACCATACAATAACATTAATATTCATTGTAATGGGGTTTACGGAGATAAACAGAGTGCAATGGATAGATTTATCGCCAATTTCAAAAGATGTTCTAATTCGGTTAAAAAACGGCTTACAATTGAGAATGATGATAAGGGTTCTATGTATTCAGTAAAGGATTTGATGTATATTCACAAAAAGACCGGTATTCCAATTGTATTTGATTACCACCACCACCAATTTTGTACTGGCGACCTTTCAGAAGAACAGGCACTTAAGTTAGCAGCAACAACCTGGCCAATTGGAATTACACAAGAAGTTCACTATTCCGAATCAAAACGATTACATGAAAACAACCCAAAAGAAAAACCACAAGCTCACTCATTGTATATTAATTCCCTCCCCAATACATACGAATTGGATGTGGATATTATGGTTGAAGCAAAAGCAAAGGAATTAGCAATATTACCATTTATCGGTAAACAAAATATGTGCGAATATAGTGGATTAAAATCAGTAGAAGCATATACATTATAAATTAAATTTAAAAAATGAAAAAATACGCATTATACATCGGAAGATGGCAAAATTGGCACGCAGGACACGAATGGTTAATACGTCAGCAATTGGATAAAGGAAAAAATGTTTGGGTGGCGATTAGAGATGTAGAAGTAGATGAAAACAATCCAAAATCGGCTAATGAAGTTTTAAAAATGCTTCAAAATGAACCATTCTTTCAAAATAACTGGGATAAATTATTTGTTTCAATTATTCCTGATGTTGAAAGTGTAAACTATGGTAGAGGGGTTGGTTATGATGTTGTGTATCATGAACCGCCAGCAGAGATTGCAGAAATAAGTGGAACTAAAATTAGAAAAGGAGAAATAGATGCCAGAGGTAAAACGACACATAGCTAAAAGTGTAAGTTATAGATTTATTGGAACTATAACAACAATTATTCTCACTCTATTTGCCGGCCTTCCTATAAAATGGGCAGGAATGGTAGGATTGGGGGAATTAATAATAAAACCAATAATTTACTTTCTACATGAAAGAATTTGGTATAAATTTATAAAATACGGATTAAAAAAAGAAAAATGAAATTAGTAATTGAAAAAAATGGAAATGGATTTGAAACTAAAGAATTCAGAGAATATCTCAAAACCCCATGTCCAAAAACAGAGATGACACAAGATGAAGCAGATGAATTAAGGCAGCAATTAGAATTGGGATTGCAGCAATATCCTGGATTAGGAATATCTGCTACCCAATTGGGTATTAAAAAAAGAGCTTGTTTTATAAAATTTGGTGATGAAGAATTATTTTTAGTAAACCCAATAGTAAAAGAAAAATCTAAAGAAGGATTTCTTTTTTATGAAGGATGTTTATCTATTCCAAGAACGATTGAAAGACCACTTCGTACAATAAGAGCTTGTAAAGTAGTTGTAGATACGGATAATTTGGGAGAGCTAACCTTTGAAATAAATCCAGATGGAGATAAGGCTGGCGAGCAGATTTCAAAAGAAACAATGATGAATGTTATAGTACAACATGAAATAGACCATTTGGATGGATTTACAATTAGAGATAGAGTTTATAGTACAACTATAGTTAAATCACAATCGTATGGTAGAAATGATAAAGTTGTCATGAAATCTCCAGATGGTGATATGATTGAAGTTAAATACAAAAAAGCAAACGAATATTTTTTACAAGGATATGAAATAGTTTAATTATGGAAATTATAATAATATTTTTATTTGTAGTATTAGTTGGAACCGGTTGGGCATCAATTAATTTATTAAGAAAATTAGAAAAATACGAAGATAGTATCGAAAATTTTGAAGATTTTATAAAAGCAGAAACAAAAAGAAACGAAGCATTACTGGAAGCATTAAGACAAATTGACCAGCGTCAAATGTTTGAGAAGGATGATGATGTAGGTTCTATATTTTACCAAATAAAAGAAACCATCGAAAGATATAAAAAATTCCAAAATAATGCCTAGAAAACCAAAAAGTAAGCAGTATTTTACAAAAGATACGGAAGATGCTATAATTGAATATAATTTAACAGATAATCAATTAGTGAAGGATAAGATATATAGAGAAAGAATAAAATCGGCATTTGATAAACTTGCCGAAATCGTATATAACAAATGGAAATTCACCTATTTTGATGATGATCCGCAAGATGTAATGGGTGAGGTTGTTACATTTATGATTGAAAAAATTCATATGTACAAAGCAGGTAAGGGTAAGGCATTTTCTTATTTTACTATTGTTGCTCGTAATTACCTTATTCTAAATAACAATGCAAATTATAAAAGGTATAAGGATACGGATGTAATATCTAATCTACCCGAAAGTTGGGATAAGGAAAATAATTTTAGAGAAGAGGTTCGTAATGATGAATATAGAGTTTTTAATCAATTGATGTTAACTTATTGGGATAAGCATTTGGAAAATTTCTTTCCGAAAAAAAGAGATATGCAAATAGCAGATGCAGTTTTAGAATTGTTTCGCAGAGCGGAGTATATAGAAAATTTTAATAAAAAATCTCTATATTTACTTATCAGAGAAATGACAGGACACCCCACCCACTATATAACAAAGGTTGTTAATAAAATGAAAGAAAAGCAAATGGAACTTTATAGTGAGTTCGATGTAACCGGCGATATAAAAATTTAATTATGATACAATTGGGATTATCAGGATTCTACCACGATTCCGCAGCAGCATTGGTTATTGATGGAAAAGTAATAGCAGCAATTGAAGAAGAGAAACTATCTGGCATCAAGCATGATAGTTCTTTTCCATTTAAAGCAATTCAATGGGTTCTAAACTACGCACAAATTACAATAGATGAAGTTGATATGGTTTGTTGGTATGAAGTTCCGGAAATAAAGTTTAATAGAGTTCGTAAAGAATTATTTGGTGATTGGAGGGATTTTTTATTAGGAAAAGGAAGAAGAAATAAGTTTACTCAAAGATGGTACTTACAGGAAGGAAATATAAAAAATATACTTAATTCAATCGGATATGATGGTATTATAACTTATACAAAACATCATTTATCCCATTTGGCATTTTCTTACTATACATCACCATTTGATGATGCAATAGGAGTATCGGTTGATGCCGTTGGTGAGGATGAAACACTTTTAGCATGTTACATACGAGATAACAATTTTCATAATATTACAAATTTAAAATTTCCAAATTCTTTGGGGATGGTATATTCTGCATTAACTGCTTATTTGGGATTCAAACCAAATGAAGGTGAATATAAAGTAATGGGATTAGCACCATATGGTGATAAAAAGAAATACGAATATGTGTTTGATAAAATCACATTCCATGATAGAACTTTGGATTTGGTAAACATACATCAAAAATATTTCACATATCGTACATCTGAAACTGATATGTTTAGTAGTAAATTGATAGATTTGATTGGGTTTCTTCCCAGATTTAAGGATGAACCAATCGAGCAACACCATAAAGATTTAGCAGCGTCTTTGCAAGCTTGGTATGAATCACAATTTTACTTTATCCTAAATAGGGTAAATAGTAATTGGAATAGTCAAAATGTAATATTGGGTGGTGGTTGTGCCTACAATGGAACTGCCAATGGTAAAATAAAACAACATACATCTTTCAAAAATGTTTGGATTCCATTTGCACCATCAGATGCTGGTTCCGCAATTGGTGCATGCTTGTGGCATTGGCATATCACATTGGGTAATCCAAAAGTAATTGGTGGAGATAATCAATCACCATTCACAGGTCCAGAATATACGGAGATGGAAATACTAACTGCATTGGGTAATACCGATGATTTAAATATATTAGTAACCTCTGATGAATCGGAACTACGTTCATCTGTTGCAAAATTAATAAAAGATGGTAATATAGTTGGGTGGTTTAGGGGTAGAACCGAATTTGGTGCAAGAGCATTGGGCAATCGTTCTATATTAGGCAATCCACATCTTCGTGATATTAGAGATAGAATCAATAGAGTTGTCAAAAAGAGAGAAATGTTTAGACCATTTGCCCCTTCGGTGACACACGAAGATTATCAAAAATATTTCAAATCAGAAGAGGATGTTCCCTACATGAATCAGGTTGTACAAGTTATTTCAGAAACACCAATACCATCGGTAACGCATGTTGATAATTCGGCAAGAATACAGACGGTAAAAAGAGAAGATAATCCACTTTACTATGATTTACTAAAGGAGTTTGAAAAGATAACAGGAACACCTATTTTATTGAATACATCATTCAATTTAAAAGACTATACAATGGTAAATACACCCGAACAAGCAATATGGACATTTAAAAATTCCGATATGGATTATTTGGTATTGGGTAACTTTTTGATTAGTAAATAATTATTAGTATAAATAATAAATTTTATGGGTTCAGAATTTCAACTTTTTGATGGTAAAAACTTATCATCCCTTTTCAAAGATATTTACGAAAATCAATTAAATAAAAAGAAAAACATTTCTGATTTAATTGAATCATTACGCAAACTAATTAAGAACGTAGGTGAAGCAACTGTTATTGCTCCAATCATAAAAGATTTAATTGAGGTATCCGTTAAGAACGATGACCACTTAATTAAACTTGCAACGATAGGTCAACGATTGGCATCTGCAGAAGCAAAAGGTATTGGTGAAGATGGTTGGTTGAGTGATAGTGAAAAAGCCCAATTATTCCAAGATATGGAGGATACTATTAATCAAGTAGAAGAAAGTGTAAAAGAAAGAATGACGGATATTCAAATTGAAATAGAAGAAATAAAAACAAAATCATAATGGAAGCATTTTTAGCAACAGTTAAAAAAGTGTATTTAACCGAAAATGATTTTAGGGAATTAGATACCAATAACGATTTTGTTAAGTATTATAATAATAATAAAAACTTTTTTGGTAAAGATGCAAGATTTCTTGGTGCAATAGAATTTGCAAGAGATTCATCTTACAAAATAGAAAACTATGCATTCCCATTTGATAAAAACAATATGACATTTCCCATTGTTGGTGAAACTGTTTTTATATTGGTAAATAATAGAGAATATTTTTGGATGCCTTTTGCAAATGTCCAATATCCAAACTATAGAGAAGATTATAAAATATCGGAGGCCTCCAAAGAAAAGGAAGTTGAAAATTTAGATAATACATCAAAAAATCAACAATATAAAGAAAATAAATCAACTGGAACACCTAATAATAAACCCACACAAACTGATTCAAAAAAGAAGAGTTACGAAATAAAAGAAAAAATAAAATTTTTAAAACCAAAAGAGGGTGATACAATTGTATCCGGTAGAGTTGGTAATACAATACGATTTTCTGAATTTTTCTTATCTGCTGATGAAAAAACATCATCACCATCTATATTTGTTAGGAATAAACAAAATCCAGAATTTGATAATAAAAAGATAGGTGAATTGGTTGAGGAAGATATAAACAAAGATGGTTCATCGGTTTATATAACTTCCGGAAAAGTAAAAATTCCTTTTAAGGAAACAATAAAAAAACAAAAAGTAGGATTTAAAAATTATCCAAATTCAAAAGATTTGGATGGGGATCAAGTGTTCATTAATTCGGATAGAGTATTACTTTCATCGAAAGCATACGAATTCATAATATATGGAAAAACAAATACAGGAATAATAACCGATGGAAATTTTTCAGTAGATGCTGAAAAGGAAGTATATGTTCATTCCAATAATAAAATAACAATACATTCTGCCGGAAATAATCAGATATTTTTAAATTCCGAAAATGGTAAAATATATTTAGGAAAAAATAAAGGAGAGGGTAATGATGGTGCAGATGTACAAAAGATGGTTTTGGGTGGTGAACTCGTCGCAATAATGAAAGAATTAATTGATGCAATAAACCAACAACAATATTTAACTCCATCTGGACCATCGGCAACGGGTCCAGTTAATCGTGCTACGTTTACTTCAATAAAAAATAAATTAAACAAACTCTTATCGAGTACAAACTTTTTATCTAAATAATGTCGTGGAGTGCATTTAAATCTACTTTGTTACCCGCCATGCAATCTAATTTGTTTGGCAACAATATTGATGGATTTGCTAAAACATTTACCACATCATATGATATTGCAATAAAGGGTGGAAAGGAAACTATAAATCCTATACCGTTATTAAAGGGTAATACTGCCGCAATGGAGGCTCAGTTGATTGGACTTTTAAGACAAACTCAAATGTCAAAAGCAACAACACTATTGGATATAATTGGACCAGCAATAATATCATATTGGGCCGGAGGTACTATGGCACCAATACCACCATTAATACCTGCTCCGGGAGCAATTGCAAACATAGTATTAACACAGGGTACGGTACTTAATCCTGGTACATGGAGTCCGATACCCGTACCACCAAATAACGATTCAAATGTATTTTTAAATGCATTTGTAACTGCAGCAAAGATACATTTATCTACTATTAGTGGATTGTATGTTGTATTAGCACAATATCCACCACCTGCACCACCGGCTCCGGGTGTTTTACCATGGACGGGGTACATTGTACCTGATTAAATTTTAACTTTCAATATTTATATAAAAACAATTATTATGGATTCGAAATTATTAGTCGGATTAATCAAAGAAGTTGTTCAACGTGAAGTTAAACAACAAGTCAAAGAAGAATTGGCAAAGTTGATTAAATCTGGCGTAGTTACATTAAACTCACAAAAAAAAGCAACAACTCCATCATTGAGAGAAATGAAGGCGGTAGTACAAACTGCTCCAATTAAAAAGCAAGTTGTAGCACCGGTTCAACAAAGACCTCAAATTAAAAAGGAATTTACAAAAGACCCGATGATAAATGAGATATTAAATATGACACAACCATTTACGTCAGAGCAGCGTAAAGAGGGTGCTCAATCGGTTGGCAGTGTGTTAGATATGATTAAGCCCGAATTGAGAGTGGATTCGGATGAATGGGAAACAATGGATTTTAGGGATATAGATGTTCCTCAAAGTGCTCCTCAATTCGAATCAACTGGAGATGAGTTACAAGATGCTACTATAAAGGCATTAACAAGAGATTATTCAGAATTAGTAAAGAGATTTAAATAATGGCAATTGAGTTAGGTAAAGTAAATGTAAACGATCTAACCGAAAACAATTATAAAAAAATTGGAATAGGTATAAATAGAAGTCCAGATGTGGATGGTATATTTGCTGTCAATTACACTACACTATCGCAAGCTAAAAGTAATATTATTAATTTACTATTGACACAAAAGGGAGAGAGGTTAATGCAACCTGATTTTGGTTGTGATATTTGGAGAGTATTATTTGAACCATCGGTAGATGGTGATACGGATATTTTAATAGAAAATTCTATAATAGATGCCGTAAATACTTGGTTACCGTATTTAAACATTAATCAAATAATCATTGATAATGATGATGAACAAAAAGATAATAACAGAATTGGTTTGGAAATAAACTTTTCGTTAACATCCAATCCAAATTTGAGAGAGTCGGTAAAAATCGTACTAAATAATTAATAATGGCAATAAAAAGTGTAAAAAAATCTTGGGGAACAAATAAAGACATAAATTATGTCGGAAAGGATTTTGAATCGTTAAAGCAAAATTTAATAGATTATACAAAAACATATTTTCCAAATACATATTCCGATTTTAATGAGGCATCGCCAGGTATGGTATTCATCGAACAGGCTGCAGCGATTGGAGATGTTTTATCATTCTATCAAGATACACAATTAAAAGAATCTATGTTGGCATACGCCACAGAGAGGAAAAATGTTATGGCGTTGGCACAAGCTATGGGATATAAACCAAAAGTAACAACACCGGCCGTTACTACCCTAACCGTATATCAACTAGTACCATCAAAAGGTTCTCCAAATTATGAACCAGATGATACCTTTTATTTTAAGGTAAGTGAGGGTATGCAAGTTGTTTCATCGACCAATTCTAATGTGATATTTAGAACAACCGATGCGGTAGATTTTGCCAATCCGAGCGATAGAGAAATATCTGTACACGAAAGAAACACCAATGGAGAACCTACGTTCTATTTAATAACAAAAAAAGTAAAAGCAATATCGGCAAGGGAAGTATCTACAACAATATTTGTTGCTGCAGGTGATTTGGATTATCCATCCGTAAATATTGGTGATTCTAATATAATTGAAATAGTTTCTATAACTGATGAAAATAATAATAGATACTATGAAGTTCCATATTTGGCTCAAGAAAGTATATTTGTTGAAAAACCAAATACCGATATAAATACAAGTCTATCAGAATATTCGGATACAGTTCCTTACGTTTTGGAATTACAAAAAGTTCCAAGAAGGTTTTCTGTATTGATTAATTCGGATAATACTACGACTGTGCAGTTTGGAAGTGGTGACGTTACAATAAACGATGAAATAATATTACCAAATTCAAAAAATTTAGGATTAGGATTAGCAAGTTCAATAAAAAGAGTTAATTCATCTATAGATCCATCAAACTTTTTAAAAACAAATACATTTGGAATTGCACCTGCAGGTAAAACGTTGACAGTAAAATATTTAGTTGGTGGTGGTGTAGAATCCAATGTAAATCAGGGAGATTTAACTACAATAAATCGTATCGAATTTGATGAGGATTTATTATCCGTATCTGATAATGATTTACCATTGTATCAAACTATGAAAAATTCAATTGCAGTTGAAAATGAAGAATCTGCAGTTGGTGGAAGAGGGTTTGAATCAATAGAAGAAATTAGACAAAATGCATTAGCAACATTTGGTTCTCAAAATAGGGCAGTTACCAGAGAAGATTATATAGTAAGGGCATTATCTATGCCAGAAAGATATGGAAGTGTTGCTAAAGTATATGTTAGTCCAGATGGAGAAATTGATAACAACTCACCATCATCAATACTGGCCTCACCAAATAATATAGCAGAATTTGTTGGTATTGTTGAGGGGTTAAAAGATAAAAGCAGACAGGATATACAGAGAGAATTGGTAAAATATTTAACTCAAAAGAAAACATCCCTTTCCGAAGTAAATAATCCGTTTGCAATTAATATGTATGTATTGGGGTTTGATTCTAACAAAAAGTTAACAAATCTAAACCAAGCCGTAAAGGAAAATTTAAAAACATACATAGGTGAATATAGAATGGTGACGGATGCTGTTAATATGATAGATGGATTTATTGTTAACATAGGATGTGATTTTGAAGTAATAGTGTATTCTGAATATAATAAAAGTGAAGTTTTGACAAAGTGTCTTACTGAACTACAAGATTATTTTAATATCGATAATTGGACGTTTAATAAACCAATTAACGTTTCAGAAATAGAATTAATAATAGCAAATGTGGAAGGAGTAATGAGTGTACCATCTGTTAAGATATACAATTTATGTGCAAGTGATGGAGGAAATTATTCACCAAATAGGTATAATATAGCAGAAGCTACACAGGGTAAAATAGTGTATCCATCATTAGACCCTTGTGTATTTGAAGTTAAATATCCTAATAAAGATATAAAAGGGAGGGCCTTATAATGCATAAATTATTTTCATCATCATACGATGCAAGTGTATATCTCCAACAACCCGATCAAAATGCGGGTAGAGATGGATTATTAGAAGTTGGTAAACTATATTATTCCGATGTAAAGGATATAGCCCGTTCATTAATAAAATTTAATATGAATCCGGTTTCCCAATCACTATATGATAATAGTGTAACGGGAAGTTGGAAATGTTATTTGAATTTAAAAACCTCTGTAGCGGAAGAGATTCCGTTGGATTATACTTTATATGCAAATGCAGTTTCTCAAAGTTGGACAATGGGAACTGGTACAAAATTTGATAATATTACTACCGATGGTATAAGTTGGAAATATAGAGATGGAATAAATAAGTGGCAAGATATCACATTGGGAGGATCTGCGACTTATATCGCCGGTACTACCGGTTCTGCAAATGCGGAGGGTGGTACGTGGTACACTGCATCCGAATCATCACAATCTTTTTCATATGAAGAATCGGATTTAAGAATGGATGTTACGGGTATAGTTAATTTATGGATTAGTGGAACCATACCAAATAATGGGTTTATAATACACCATAGTTTGAATAATGAGTACAATAATACATTAGATTATGGGGTTATTAAATTTTTCTCAAAAGAAACTAATACTATATACGAACCAAAATTAGAACTAGTTTGGAATGATAGTTCATATGTGGTTAGTGGATTATCGCCTGTAACAGGATCGTTATACGATGATGATTATAAAGTGGTTCTAACTAATTTTAAAACAAAATATCCAAAAGATAGTGTTGTAAAGATAAGATTAAAGGGAAGAGATATGTACCCATCCAAATCGTTTGGGTCAACATTCCAATACGATCAAGTAAAATATTTACCAACAGGATCAACATATTATCAATTAGAGGATTATGTTACAAGAGAGGTAATAGTTCCATTTGGAGAATATTCAAAAGTAAGTTGTGATAGTAATGGTAATTATTTTAAATTGGATTTATCCACATTACCTATAACAAGAAACTATTTGGTAAAAATAAAAGTAGTAGAGGGTGGTATATCAACAATAATTGATAATAAATTTATGTTTGAAATCGTAGAATAATGAGTGGAGAACTTACATCATTAGAAGCAATTGCTCAAAAGTTGCAAGAAAAAAGAAAGCAAGATTTAGAAAATATCCTTTCAAGGGATGGTTCTGCTGCATCTGTGAAAAATGAATACAATGTTACAAATGTAACGGATGAAAGTGTTGCTTCCTCTTTATTATTCAAATCATTGGTAAAACCAAAGTATGATAATGAAGAATTATTAAAAGCAGTTGATACTGAAGTTAAAGAATTAAAACCAAATATTCCAGTACCTAAAAAAGATTTAGTTCCTAAACCACTATACGATGAACAATTAGTAATAAATGATGATTTAACAAAACAACTAAAAACTGCAACGGATTTAGCTGAAAAATTACAATCAGATATTGCCAATGTACGATCACAATTACAAACTGAAATAAATAACCGATTATCTATTGAGCAATCAAATGATACGTTGGTAAATCAATTAGATACATTAAGTAAAACGATTGATGATTTTGCTATTCAAATATCTACTGCATTACAAAAATCAATAGAGGAGTCAATTTTAAGAACCTCATTACAAGCACAAAATACAGGCTTTAAAGCACAGATTAAAGCATTGATAAAACAAATTGATACATTAAACTCAATAATAGAGGGATTACAATCACAACTTGGTGCAGTACAACAGCAACAGGCAATCGTACAAGGAACACAGGCGGAAGCATTGGCAGCTGGTGCGGATGTTATTAATGATGTGGTAGTATCTAAATTAAAGATAAAGTCAAACCCAAACAGGGCCGAAGTATTTGCAATATTACAATCCGGAGGAGGGCATAAGTGGATAAATGGACAAACATTAATATTAACTAATAATGATAAAAATCCAGTTGATGTTAGTATAGTTGCAAACTTTGCAGGTGGAAATCCTAGATGGTTCAACTTTAATGAAAGTAATTTTAGTTTAGCAGCAAATGGTGGTACAAAAGAAATTGAATTAAGGGTTAACGAAGGTGCAGCTGCTAGTTATGATTCCAAACCGAAGGGAGGTTTTTTTGGAGGACATACAGGATCTAAAGATTATAATGGTAATGATTTAAAAGTTACTATAAAAAGAATAGATGGTACGGAAAAATCAAAGTTTTATAAAATAGGAATGATAAAGGCACACCCTAAATCCTATCCAGAATATAACTAATAACTATGAGTATTAAAAAATATACAAATTTTGAAAATATAAATCTTAAAACAGAAAACGAAGGAAAATTTCTGAATAAAGAAGATATTTTTATTGTTACCAAAAATGAGATTGAGGGTACTGAATTTGGTGAGTGTAAATATGATATTATGGAGGTTGCTGTTTATGATATAAACAACAATCTATTACCCCATAAGTCAGGTAGGAATGTAGCATACATAAAAACAAATGATATTAAAAACTACCTATACAATATAACAAATGTAACAGGCCTAAAAGAATTTGCAATTAATATTGAAAAATTATTAGAAGATTTAGGATTCACCAATGGTATATTGAAGGTTAATATAAATTTTGTAAGAAACAGTGTCGGTTCCGATGATATTTTAAATAGGGTTTGGATACATGAAATATCCCCATCAAGAGAAGAAGTTAGGATTATACCATTAAAAACATCAGATTCAAAAATAACAGAATTAAATAAAAAAGAATTTTCTAATTTAAATAATTTAAATAAAGATTTTTCTTATTATAAGAAAACACTTTTAGATACATTGAATTCTTTTGAAAATAATTTTTTAAATAAAGTTGATGATTATTTGGAATCAAAATATGGTAAAGATTTTTTTAATATTTTAAAAAAAGATTTTGGATTAAGTAGATTTGATAATTTTAGAAAAAAAATATTTGATGATTTTAAAACATCCGTTAATTATTATTTAACGAACAAAAATTATAAAATAACCGAATCAAATTTTGGAACACCATCTGATATAAGATTTGAAGATTGTGAAAGATATAACTTTTCGGATATACTAAAGGGAGTTGAAGATTCTTTATATAATTGTATAGAATATAATTCTTCATTTTTAAAAAGAAGAAATGTAAAAATAGAATCTATACCTGAAGAATTTAAAATTATAGAATTAGAGAAGCAAATACAAAATATAACAGATTCGTTTCCAACTCCTGTTGTTGAGAAGGTAAACGTATACAAACCATCCGAAGTTAATTTTAAATTTGATGATACCATACCAAAAAATTCTTCAGAATTAATAATATTAGATCCGGGCCCGGCGGATCCTATTTTGACTCCGCCAACAGAAGATATTATTGCACCTCCACAAATTGCTGAAGATGAACCAATAATTAGAGACCCTTTACCTGCAGAAGATCCTACACCAATCATTGGTAGTGGTGGTTCCACCGGTGGTGGAGGTGGTGGGATGGTTAGAGATGAATCGGGTGGAACAACGGGGGATTGGTTTACAATTAACCAACCAAGATTATTTATAGAATAAAATATTTATATAAAAAGAATGGGATTAGAATCACCAACTGAAAATCTTTTTGGAGGAGACGTTACTACAAATAACCAATCACTTCTCGATGGTACAACCGTAACTACAACAGGCACGAGCGATACACTAATAGGTGTAGGTGGAGGAGGTGGGGGCACCTGGGTTCCTACATCTGGAAATGATGGAACATTAAACATATTATTACAATCCGTCGATGCAGCTAGGTTTTTAGAAAATAAAGTGGCTGTAGGAATTGGTACATCTGTTAAATTAACATATTCTCCATCACTTACATTTGGTAATTCGAGAACATATAATGCCGAAATAGATGGTAAACGAACTTTAAATTATTTTATTGTATCGGTAAAATCTACACAAAGTATAACAGGAAGATTTTTAGATTCGGACCAATTGTTTGTAGAAGAATATTTATATGATTCTACAAATGCAAATTATGTACTGACAAATGTTCGAGAATTTAATAGTACATCCGGTACAATAGATTTACAATTTTTATTTGAATCCAAAGCTAGGCCCATTGTCACATTAAACCCAGAGCCGGATCCTCCAATATCAACCCCACAGGATGATACTACGCTTGGATATGAAATAGTATTTTCAAGTAATTTTAATTCAGAATTAGGCGATGTGTTATCATTGAAGTATAAGTTATCGACTGATACAAATGATATAGTTGATGAGGATATTATATTATTATCGGAAGGTTCTACAGATGGTAAACAAATAAAAAAATCAATTTTAGATACAGGTTATATTGTTTTTGAAATAGATGGGGTATTACCAAAGAATACATTATACTCATCAATCTATTGGGCAAACAAAACAACCGCAGAAAGTAATATAAACGATTTTACAAAGTGGAATAAAGTTACGGAATCATTTAGAATATCTTCAAAAGAATTATTGAATGGCGTTGTTGTATTCGCTGAACTGGAAAAACTTATTCCATCTGAAAGACCTAAAATAACGATATCAAAGGATAGATACGATGTTGAAGTAAAAGAATCCGATGATGAAAGGGTTGTTAGATTACAATTCAATACAGAGAACGCCGATTACGTTAGAGCATATATATCCACCGATTCATATGTTAGAGTAGATGCTATATCTGGAGTTGTTGAGTTATTTTTTGTAAAAGATTTTTTAAAAGTATACGGACTTAAAAAGGTTATTTTAGTTTCAGAAAGTGAAAAGTATGGAACAGGGGATAAAGTAGAAGTAATGATTAATTTTATTTCTATAAACGATTTTCCATCTGTTACTCAAATAATATTTCCAAATGAAATAGATATACCAAGCTTTTCGGATTATAATATTGATTATGAGGTAACATATAATACTTTTGCATCTACGCATGTAAATGTTGAATTATTACAAAAAGATAAAACAAAAATTTCTTTATTTAAAAATTTAGCACCAAATAGTTTCTTTAAAATAAATTTAAGAGACTTGGCTAAATCGTTTCCAAATTGGAATGGAAGTGATAATATTACATTGATACTTACACCAATCAACACAGGCGGAGCAAAGGAGTTGGTTGGTAACATATACGAAATACAGACAAAACTAATATTACCAACGATAAAGTTAGATGAAGATTCTATACGAAAATCAATATATGATGCGTTTGTAAGTACGATTCCATTTTCGGAACCACAAAAAGAAAGTAAATATTTAACACATCTTGCAAATTTTGGAAATGATGAACAAATATTAATTTCATCATGGGAACAAGATAATTGGACTCTATCGGATAAAAAAGAAGATGAGTTTGGAAATATAACAGTTACCAATGAAGTAAAATCTGTAATATTAAAATTATACAATCCACTCCCGGCCGATGTTTTAGATAATTCAACTTTTTGGATTACTAAATTGATGGCAAATCCATTAATAGAGACTGTTATTTTAAATGATCAGGATGTACTATCCTGTCCTCCTTTAAAAGGTCCAAATTTTGGAATTGATATTGATTATGTAAAAGGTAAATCAACTAATTTTGAATCTCTTGATGACTTAATACTGAGCGCATCGGTATCTAGTTCATCTGAACTTATTCAAAATTATTTAAGTTCCTCTGTATTTGATACATCAAATTTAAACGTACAATATACAAGTGGTTCAAATATAAACACAGGATCCGTATTATGGGATAACTTTGTACATTTCAGTTCTGCAAAAGAAAGAGTTATTAATTTTAGATATAAGGTAGAATTAATAGAAGCATATGAAAGTGCAATATCATCATCCTATCATGGTGGTGGAAGTCATACAACGACGTTATCCGCAATACAAGAGAGAGAAAAAAATATTGCAAAAAAGAGAAAAGTAATACAGGGGTTTGATGGATTCGAATCATTCTTATACGAATCATCATCTTTCAGTTGGCCATATAATGGTAGTGATAGGCGATTAAACACAGATGGTATTGTAGAAAATTGGTATAATACCATTGTGGAATTGGCGGATGTATATGATACAACAAATTACAACTATGTTTTAAATAATGTACCTGCATATATTTCCGATTATAGTGAAAATGAAACTTACTTGCTATTCTTATCAATGATTGGACATCATTTTGATAATATATACTTTTATACAAAAGCAATAGAAAGGAGTAGAGGGTTAGGATATAAATCAAAAAACGGAATATCGGATAAACTATTATATGATACTTTAAAATCATTTAATTGGGATGCGTTAAATTTAGATAGTAGTGCGCAGTTGTGGAAATTGGTTTTTGGAATGGATTCTGATGGAAATACTACACAAACTAATCCAGTAAAACAAAGAACATATGAAGTTTGGAGAAGAATAGTAAATAACTTACCATACCTTTTAAAACACAAAGGAACCAGACGTGGTATATATGCGTTGATGGCGTGTTATGGTATACCTTCATCAAATTTATCAATAATAGAATTTGGCGGCCCTCAACCAACCGATGTTGAAACTACAAAGGGGAAATTTATATTTGATAATATATCAAATGCTATTGTTTTCAATGAGGGTGCATATATAGAAATGCCATGGAAAAATACGGATAAAGGAAGGAAGCCGGATACTATTGAAATGTTTGTTAAACCCGCATATTCTGCGGAATGGACATTGGTAACGGGAAGTGGAGATTGGGGAATATTTGTTAGTGGTTCACCGGATAGTTCATATGGAAAAGTTATATTTGATTATGGCACGAGCACATTAGAAACAAGCCAATTACCAATATTTAATGGTTCTTTTTTTGGTATATGTTTGACAAGGGAAGTTGATTCACCAAATGATACATTTACATTAAGTGTTAGGCAATCAAACAATGATAGAACAGTATTCAACAATAGTGTAACTATATCACCCGCATCACATAATTACGATTCAGGAACAACATTGAGAATTGGTGATAGTGGTAGTTATAGTGGTAGTATAGATGAATTCCGTTTATGGAGTGAGGTATTAAATAAAGATGCATTTTATCAACATGTTTCCTTTCCGGAGATGGTTAATGGTAATAGTTTAAGTTCATCTACATCCGATTTATTCTTCCGTTTAGATTTTGAATATCCTAAAAATTTAGCAGTATCACAATCGTTGATAAATGTTGATACAAACATATATTATCCATTAATACAAATTAACCCATCTAGTTCTTTACAAATAACGAGAAATATATTAGAGGAAACGGGTTCTATTGGTAACAATGTAATTTTATCAACCAACGTATCTGCTTCATTTACAGCAAGTGCGTATGGGTTTGTATCACAATCATCATATCCTTATAATTTTGAAACAATAGAGAGAACTAATGTGTTGGAAATACCAAATATAGGTTCATCAAGATACTCAACGAATAAAGTTAGATTTGAGGATCAATACACATTTGATGGTGAAAAAATAAGTGGTAGTGTTGGTGTTGATTTATCTGTAAAAAGTAGAGTAACCAAAAAATCACTTGATCAAGCACCTGTTGATTCAAATAGATTGGGTATATTCTTTTCACCAACAAAGGAATTGAATATTGATATTGCAAAATCATTGGGTGGGTTTAATTTAGATAACTATATCGGTAATCCCGCAGATAGATACAAATCAAATTATAAATCTTTAGATGAATTAAGAAAATATTACTTCAAACGTTTTGATAATAGAGATATATACGAATATATAAATCTAATCAAACTATATGAGAAATCAATGTTTGAGGATATTAAAAAGATGTTGCCTGCAAGGGTTAAAGCAACTACAGGTTTATTAATTGAACCACACTTTTTAGAAAGAAGTAAAATACAACAAAATAAACCAACAGGATCAAATGATTATAACGAATCTGAATTAGATACAACCGAAGGTAGGTTAACTATTGCAGAAATATCTGATATAAATGCTAACATCAACACAGAAAATGAGTATTCATTGGATGGTGAAGATAATCAATACGATACAACAATATACGATACTCAAATTGAAAATATAAATGCAGATTCGTATCAGGATGAGGGAATTATAGATTTAAATGATACAAATCTAATTGAAGGTGAGAATGAGTATTATGAAACAAATATTGATGCAAATATAGATAGTGCAACATTACAACTTGAATCAGAAAATCAATCGTTCTCAATAGCAGGTCAAGATGCATCCAATAATTTGGGTTTTGGAATATATTCAATGCATGGTCATTCGATTAGGTCATACTACGATGCCAATGGGATATTACAAACCGAAAGAGTTATTGTATACTATCTAACTGAAGAAAAAACTAAAACATACGTTACATTTAAAGAATTCATAGATGGTGTTGGTGATCCTAGAGGTGGATATAATACAATAACTATACCTTATTCCGAAGTTACACTCAATATTAAACCACTAACAGAACTGATAGTGGGTGATATGATTACTATACCAAGAATTGATTTAGAATTGGATGAAATTGAATTTTTAGATGCGGATCTTGTATCTTGGACGGCTGATTTAATATTATTAAATAGAGAAACAGATGAATTACAATTTAGATATCCACAGACAACTGGAACAATATATAATGCAACTCTGACGGGATTGGATAACCAAAATGGAGCAGAAGCGGAAGGATATAATTTGGATTTCATAACTACTCCGGCCACAAATATCACATATGGTGGATTCCCAGTTGTGGGTGGTAGAATAACAAGCGTAGTTCCTGTGGATGGTTATACGCAGTATCATTATAAACGTGTTGGTGATTTGACTAGAGGTTTAAAAAATTCATATTATAACGGATCTAAAAACACAGCAGCTACCACATTAGATGGTTCACCTCCTGTTGAAATCTTTGTTACCAATCCAAATACATTAAGAGTAAACAAAGCCGGAAGGGATGCAAATGAACCTATTTTGGAAGTTGAGTAATAATTTTTATAAAAACTATATTTATTAACAAACGAATAATAATATATTATGGGATATTTAAGTAATACGGAATTGACAGTTGATGCAATTCTTACTAAAAAGGGTAGAGAAAAACTTGCAGCAGGTTTGGGATTAAACATCACACAATTTGCATTGGCAGATGATGAGATTGATTACTCTCTATATGAACCGGCACATCCATTAGGATCAGCATACTACGACGCGGCAATTAAAAATATGCCAGTATTAGAAGCATCGCCAGATGAAACGCAAGTTATGAGATATAAATTGGTAACACTTCCAAAAAATACAACTAGAATTCCTGTTGTAGAGTTTGGTGTTCCAAATATTTCAGTAAACCAAAAAAGTGGTGAAGTTGCGTTATCCCCAACAACATCACCAGCAGGTAATAGAACTTTGGGATATACAATTGTACTATCTAATAAAAATGCAGGGGATATCGTAGGAGAGGGAGTTACATCCGAAGTTGGTTCAGTTCCTGTTTTCATAGGAGATGATGTATCTGCAACTGCAGCAATTGCTAAAGGTTTAACATTTAAGTTTATACCTAACCCATCATTGACAGCAACTACAAAAACTACCATAACCGTTTACGGAAATGAAACGGGTGGTTCACAAACAATTCCAGTAACAGTAACATACGTTCAATAATATAAACTATGGCAATAATTAGAGACAATAGAGGATCCCTTTTAGCAAGTAATTTAGCACAATACTTGTCAGCAGTATCAAATACATCGGGTACCCCTGTAGACACAAATGAATTGGTAAACATTGTAAACCAATTTTTAGGACAAGGAGAACAAATAAGTGCAGAATTTACTACTATAACAAATGGTATTTATAAAAAATTTGGACCTGTTGATAAGGTTACAAATAGAACGGAAATAGTTACATCCGGAATATGGAGTGATGATACGGGATCTTTAACAGCCTTTTATACTGCATCTGAACAAATTCAAGATGTAAGTGGAAAATATTATATAGATGTATATTCTACTGCAAATACAGGATCCTCCGAAGTTCAGTTTTCAATTGCATATGGTGATATTAGTGGATGGGGTGCGCCAACATTGGAGCAAGATGATAAATCATTTTTATCCACCAAAGCGGTATATTCACAATTGAGAAATGTACTACTTGGAACCGGCGATGATAAGTTTAGTGTATATGGTGGGACAGTTGCGGGTGCAACTGATTTGGATGCATTTTATGCAATCAATATAAACAGATCCAGATACAAAGAAAGATTGGATCCAGGAAACATATCAATAAAATTAACGGGTGCTACAAAAACTGTAACACTAATTGATGATAGCGGTGGAACCGATGAAAATGTATCAACATCAGGAAGAGTATACAATATGGTTAGTGGTTCTTTAAATATTGGAAGTGCACTAACCGCATCTATAAACACATATACATGTTCGGCTGCAAATGGTAGTCAGGGTTGGGGATTATTTTATCCTGATATGGGTATCATTTTATTGAATCCAACTGCATTAAAAGATGTGGATTCTAAATTAGCAAGAGCAAATGCATCGCATGTTGGTGTTTATCATAATAATTCGTTAAGTGGATCAACATACTCAAATAATTCGGGCTCTGTTGCATTACTTAATGTACTTAATTCCGGCGCAGATTTCCAAGCTCGTAGAACTGAAAATGTTTCTACATCACACTATTTCGTAAGAGCAAATAATAGGGAATTTAATTTTTCAAATAATCCAACATTCGTAACAGGATCAACTGGACAATTTGTTCAATCTACATTTGAAAGAAATCCAAGAGTTTATCTAACCACGGTTGGATTGTATGATGATGCAAATGAATTATTAGCAGTTGCTAAAGTATCTAAACCGATTGAAAAATCATTTGATAAAGAAGTAGCAATAAAAGTTAAATTAGATTTCTAAAGGAGTATAACTAACCACCCTATGGATAGTATCCATAGATTGAAACCCAATCCCGTAAGGTTGGGTTTTTCGTTATTAAGATATTTATATTTGATATGTTAAAAAGAATACCAAAATCAGATATTAGCATTAGACCTTTCAAAGTTTATAAAGAATGGTCTTTTGATCAAAATACCGCATCGGGATCATCTGTATTTATTTATAGTGCAAGTGTTGGAAATGTTGTAAACGATTATCAAATAGACACCGTTTATAACCCAAACACAGAACAAACTATATCTTACTACCCATACTCAATATATGGACAATTACGTGCCCAATTTTACAATGGAAATGAAGATAATCCGTTTACAAGATTTGGTAGTAAAACAAATGAGTATAATACAGATGTATCCAATAAAGAAAGATTTTTACAAAATGATGCGAAGGTTATATCTATTCCTCAAATTTTAATGGGAGAAAGTATTAAAAAAGGATCCGTATCATTAATAAATGGTAGTATAACGTATTTCGATGATAAATATAGTAATTTAATTCAAAGTGGTAGTACGCATAGAATTGGAAATGTATTTTATAGTCAAGGATTAATTGTTTTGACAAGTGGATCAAATTCAATACTTACTTCTAGTTGGGAATTAAATTATAAATCAACAGAAACGATTTATGAGCATGAGTATTTATTAGTAGTAAATGAAAGTGAATTTAATATATCTACTAACCCATCATCATATGTTTTGGTAGGTAGAGAAACATCCAGTTTTACAGATTCTGATGGTAAAACTTTTATGGTAGTAAATAATCCAGGTGTAAAGTATATAAGAAAAAGAAGTACTTTGGAAAATGGAGATATATTAGATTATACATATTCAGGATCAATATCTTCATCCGTAACAAATAGTTGGATATCTGGTGGGTTTGAGCACTATGATTTAAGTTCTTCAGTCGATTCTACTGGATCATTTCTAACTCCATTTATAACTGCCATCGGATTATACGATGATGATTGCGATTTAGTTGCAATTGCAAAATTACCAAAACCAATAAAATCGGAACCTGATATACCTCTTAACTTCATTGTTCGATTCGATACATAATTATATACTTATTATAAAAGATTATGGAAAATTTAATTACAATTATTTTTATATCATTTATCCTAACTGGATTTGGTTATTCCGTTTATAGGGCATTTAAGAAAAAATCAAACAATATACCACCATACAATCCATTTCCATCCGATGATACGGGTGATTATCCAGTAGATAGTGGTATATATGCAAAATTTGAAGTAACTTTTGATTCCGATAACGCCTTTAATGTTTGCTTTACAAATAAACCAAAGGTAGTGATATACGGATCTAAATTACCTTTTTGTGAAAATGATAGATTTAATAGCCCTGGTGGTGAATTTTCAAATTACAATAACGGATCAATCTTATATGTTGGATACGAAGGTAATTATATAACGGTTATTACAGATGGAACTAACTATGCGACTAGACAATCCCAATGTTCCGTTTGTGAGTAGTTTTATTCAATAATTATATATTTATTATAAAACAAAACTTATGGCAACAATTTTAGACTTATACGCAGCGCAAAAATCCGCAATTGGAGTTGATAAAATTTCATTCGATGCAGGTGTTGCGGCTAAGACCCCATATACTACCAATGATTTGAAAAAAGCAGATACGCAAGTATTAAACGCAGCTAAATTAAAAATTGGTAGGGGTGGTGAACTTAACGCTAAAAAATATAGCGATAATCCACCAAAATAATTTATTTTAATGGCAAAAAAAGTTACAAAAAAGAACAACTCTAAATGGGTTGCAAAGAAATATGGATTTAAGTCAGGTCTTGAAGAAAACGTTTCCAATCAAATTGCAAATAGAGGGATATCTGTCCAATATGAATCCGAAGAGGTATCTTATGTTATACCTGCTTCTGAACATACTTACCATCCTGATTTTAGGTTACCGAATGATATCAGAGTAGAAACAAAAGGTAGATTCGTTCTTGCAGATAGAAAAAAACATCTATTAGTAAAACAACAACATCCAGAATTGGATATCCGTTTTGTATTTACAAATTCCAAAAACAAAATAAGTAAAAAATCCAAAACTACATATGCTATGTGGTGTGAAAAAAATGGATTTAAATACGCAGACAAAGAAATACCGGATGAATGGTTTAATGAATAATTAATATTTATTTATATGAAATTATTAAAACATTTATTGGAAGCATCAAAGACCGATCAGGATAAAATTTATGATACTAGTATATCGTATACTGATAAAGATGGTAAAAGTAAAAGAATAAAAGTAAAGTCGGCATTATCATATGAAAAAGCTCATCCAGCTTATAAAATTGCTGCAAAGTTTTTACAATGGTATGGTATGAAACCACCAAAAACAGCTGACGTAAAAGTGGGAAAGGAAGAACCTAAAAAAGCCGGTTCTACAAAAGGGATAGGAGTTCCAACAAAATCAAAAAAAGTAGTTCAACCAAAATCAAACATCGATTTT